GAAGGCGACGGCGAAGATGTCCCCGATCTCTTCAAAGGAACGAAGGTTGCCAAACTGCCGCTGTGTCTCCGCGATGGAAGTACCTACCTGCTTCAGCGATCCGCCAAATACCTGGCTAACCTTTACCGCCGTTGTAAGAGCGGAGTTGGTGTCTTCCGCGTTGAAGCCGAGCTTCTTCAGCTCAAGACCCAGTTCCAGAACTTCCGTTGCCGTAAACATCGTCTCAATACCAAGCTGCTTGGCGTTGGCTACGATGCTGTCAATGTTGTCTCCAGTTCCTACGGCGCGGAGCTGGCTCTCTACCTTATTGAATTCAGCAGCTACACGTACTGCTGAGGCTGCCACAAGGCCCATGGCAACCCCAAGCCCGCGACCAAGGGTCGAGGCGAGGGATTGCGAGGTTTGCCGAAATTTCTCCAGCTTGGACATCGCCATCTCCGTGTTGCGAACAAACGGTTTGATGTCCAGCGTAAGTATCGCTGCTAACCGACTGGCTCCTACAATGCTTGCCATTAGCTGAAGTTTTTCATTTTCTCCAGGAGTGCTTGTGCTTCCTCTTTGGTACGCACTCCCTGATTAGACTTAGTTGTGTACGGATGGAAATCATCCGGCTCGAATTTTTTGCCCTTTGCAGAGTTCACGTTGGCGAGCAGCGCCATCACAGATGAGGTGTGATCCCACATGATGCTCTGCCTCAACATGAATCCTTCTCGGAGGTAGGCGAACTCCCTAAGAGTTAGCGCCCAAAACTCATCCGGGGTCAACCCCATCATGAGCCCGGTCTTCAGTAAGACCTTCCAAGAAAGTTCCTCTCCCTCTCCCTGGGCACCCCCGCCGTCGCGAGGGGTTATGAGTTTCCCTTGTCGTCGTCTTGTCCGCCCAGGGCTTCAGTGACTGCCGTCATCATCTGCTCCAGGGTGTCGCCGTCTTCAAGAGCCAAGGCACAGAACTGCTCAAAATCAGGCAGACCGGAGTCCTTGCCTTTGCGAGCTGAATCGTTCTTCACTCCGTAGTATGCGAAAGCTGGGATGGCGGTAAGTGAGTCTTCTTCTAGCCACTTGTCCAATTCACCCAGCTTGATCTTGAATGCATTGCACATCATGCGCAATGCGTTGAGACTAAGAGATGCGTTGTACTTCTTCTTTCCGAGAGTGAACGTGAATTCGCCTTTAATCGTTTGCATGTGGTTGGTGTTAAAAAAGGGGCGACGAACCTTCCCGCCGCCCCATGTTGGTTATTATGCTTTCAAGAGGTCGTCGACGCCTGTCATGCTCACGCTGTACGTGGCAATCTCGTCAACACCGCCAGACAAGCTCACTGAGTCGAGCAGCACTTGTCCATAGTAGTCTGTGGTCGTTCCGTTCTTGTCAATTGAGAACTTTACGATCACGTAGTATTTGTTACGAGCCAAGTCGAGCAAGCTCACACCGGCATCGTCGTCCACCTGGATCAAGCCGTCTGCGCTGAGCGACCAGTCCTGTGTTGATTCCTGGAGTGTACCACCTTCTCCGTCGCGAGCGACGACCTCGACAGCGTTTGTCAAGTCGAGTGTTGAAGAGGTGGCGGCGCCAACCAAAATCAGGTCAGTCAAGCGACTCGTGAAGCCGCCGTTATCCATTTCGCCATACTCAACAAAGATGTTGTTTTCTCCGCTCGTGCTGTTGACGTTTGCAACAATAACACGATCAGCCGTCAGTGTTGTGTAGACATTTTCAAAATCACCTTCGCTGGCATAAGGTGCATACACCTTGGCTTTGCTCTGAGAGTTAACGCTATCATAGTAGATAGCTAGACAATTTGCGTTTACTACTGCCATGATTTCTTAGCTTGCGTTGTTGTAACGGTAGAGCTTGCCGTATCCGCGAATGCTCACAGAGTACGTTGCTGTATCGTCGAATCCACCAGTGATGCTGACGTTTTCAATGATGCCCTGACCAATGTAATTGACGTAGTTCTCTTGTGTTCCCTCTGTGTCTTTTTTCGTCACGTCTACAACGAAGCGGACAAGGACGTACTCACTTCCGCGAGCAATATCCATCAAAGCGGTAGCTCCACTCTGGGATGATTCAACAACGTCCTGAACCAATCCGTCAGCAGAGAGTGACCATGACTGAGCTCCTCCGATGACGTAGGTCTCTGAATTGCACTGAGAGCTGCGAGCCACGATTTCGTCAATCGTGTTGTTCATGTCCAGGGTTGTGGACGTGGCTGCTGCCAAGAGTTTCAAGTCACCTGTTGCGTCAGCGATTGCTCCGGCGTTATCCTTAATAATTGCGGGAAGGTTTGACCGTTCGTGAATGTCGTCTGTAGCAGACTTCACCAACAAGCCATAGTCACCATCGGCAGCAGCGGCAAGGAAGTTGGTCTCTGCTGTGGCCAAGGTGTCGTTTGCCGTAACTCGGTACGCAGTGGTCTGCCCCGAGTCGGCGAAGGCATAAAGCCCAAGATAGTTTGCGTTTAGTAGTGCCATTTTTTGTGTGTTTACTTCTTCTTGCTATCGAGTCTCGCGATGGCTTTGTAGATCTCCTTGCGAACCTCTTTCTGATAGCGTCCGAGGTTTTTTTGAATTGCCGGAGCGATGTGGGGAGTCGGGCCATGGCGGACCGTCCCCAGCTCCGCGAAGTGATCGCGCCACCCTGCCATGTTAAAGACATCGCCTTCATCGTACTTGTCGATTTTGGCGTTGTCAAGCATGCCCGGGCTCACGACTCGGGGTCCACTGACAGCTCCGACACGGATGCCGAAGACGTACTGTGGAGTCTTTTTAAGTTTGCGGATGCGGAAGGACTGGCTCAGCACCCCTGTCTTCACAGGTGCGGAAGCTTCCATATCATCACGCATAGGTCTTGCTGCGTTTGCCATCCCCTGGTAGAGGATATTCTTTCTTTTGTTCAAGTCCTTCAGACGACGGAGGCGACGAGCGAATGGATCGCTTCGCTTGAATCCGACAAGGTGAAGGTTGGCTGCAAAGTTTCCTGATTTCATGTCGACGGGTTGCTGTCTGAAATTGTCGTTTCATTGCCTTCGCTATCCACTACGTTTAGTGGACGGCTGTCGTTGTCACGGCGGCGAGCGCGCAGCCTCATGCCTTCGCGACGTCCGATCGGAAGTACAGAGTACAAGTTGAAGATGCCACCGTTCCACACGATGACGTCGTCAAACTGAACGCCGGACACCCAGCGTGTGACGAACTCCGACTTCATCTCACCCACCTCTTGGTCATCGTCATTAAACTCGGATGCACCAGCCGATGGTGTGCCCAGTGCTGTGATCCTGCAACGAACACCCTCCTTCCAGAGAGTGTACCTATGAATCACATCACCAAATTGGTTCACCGTCTTTGTCGGACGGTAGATGTCGATCTTCTCGTTTAGTTGACCTGCCCTCATTAGAATCGACGAACGCTTTGCAGGAGGCGGTGTACGCCTTCCTTGATTTCCATTGTGATACCGCCCGGGTTCTCCGCCTCGCGTTGGTTGTAGTAGTGCCCGATCAGCAGCAGCGCAGCTTGCTTGTACTGCTTAGGCACGGCCATGAGGTCGGTGCCAGCAACCATGTGCATGCGGGCGAAGTCCTCTTCGTGATCGCTTGCGTCAGTACCGATAGCGTCGACGTAGTTAGACAGGTCCACGTAGCATGGGTAGCGATCCGTGATGATCACGTTGTCGAAGTCGGTGCCGTCGTTTGCTGTGAAGTACAAATAATTCGTGGTGTTCTCTTCTAGGTTCGTGTCGTTAAGAACTGCCTTGATACGATACATCCCTTGGGGAATAACCTCGGTTCCGTCGGTCACTGTCAAAGTACCTCCCCCAGCATTGATTTCGACTTGAGTGTAGGTTCTGTCCGTGAAGACATCAGATGAGCTGTAGGTGCCATCACTATTCCGTTTTTGGAACTGAACATCAAGCGTAGCTAATGAAGTCTCAGAAACATCCATGAGGATAGCGAGAGATGCTGAAGTAACCTCTCCGTTGCTATCCACCTCGAAATGGCTATTCTTCAGGCCCGTGATTGCGTCGGTGAAAATCTCGTTTTCGTACTCAGCCTCAAGGAGCTTGTACGGTTCGAAGTAAGACGCTTTCTCGTCGGCATCTTTGCTCCGGTACTCCAGCTTCCACACGCGAGTAACATCGTTGATCTTGCTGATCGGAAGCGTGTGCTTGAGCTCCTCTTTGTTAAAGTAAACAACCACGTCGCTCTCCCCAAGGATGCGGTTCGTCAGTTGCTCCATGTAGTCTAATGCAGCCTCAAGGTAGATGAGCAAGAGGTCGTCCTCTGTGTTGTCAATCGCACGGACGTGATTACGCAAGAGGGCATAGGCAGCTTCCTCTACCTCGGCCAATGACTCTCCCTCGCCGGGGTTTTCTGTTACTGGCTCCTGAGCGTAGAAGAGGCGCAGTGCCTTCTCCGTAGATTTCCGTGTGACCTTGATATGCATGGGCAGAAAAAATGGGGCCAGGCCATTTCCCGGCCCCAGTTTCAGTTAAGAGTTATTAGGCTACGTCGTACCCGATGATGCCGTTGTAGTTCAGACCAGAGAAGTCCTTGTACATGTTGGCAATGATCCGAACCACGCCGTGGTCAGCATCGGTGTAAGGGTCGATGATCAAGTTGACACCACCCCAGGTGCATTGCACCAACTGAGTCACGTCAGCCATGAACAACTCACCTGATGTAATTTGAGAAGACACCACTGCGTCGTATCCCAAGATCTGCTTACGATCGGCGGGAGAGCTTGCGAAGAGCAAACCTGAACCTGCGTCCAAGCTGTTCTGACGCTCCTTGCGGTAAGCCAAAGCAGAGGCAGCGACGCGTACATTGGCGAGGTCCACGTCTTTGCCAAGCAAGAACTCTTCGAGGTTCAAGGCGTTGTAGGTTGTGGCGTTGTACTCCTCCATGCCAGTACCTCCTGCGTTGTGAGTGTCAGCGGCGGCGTGCAACTTAGCAGCAACGTCTGCGCTGAACTTGGCGTCGATAGCCTTGCGGATCTCCTGTGCAACGAAAGCACCCATGTCCTGGCTGCTTTGAGCCAAGAGCTGCTCGGTCACCTGAACGTGAGCTGAGTAGCGCTTAGGTGCCAAAGTGCGAGCTGCGAACGCTGGGTTGTTAGCAGTGTATTCAGCAGCTTCCTGGGGGGTTCCGATTGCTGGTGTTGTAGTCTGAACCTGGAACACCACGTCACCAGTTGCGCTAGTGATGTTACGGACACCCATGCGAGTAGCCAAGTCACCAGCAGCGAAGGCGCCAACCAATCCTGCATCGAGGATGCCTGTGGTACCGCCAAAAGCGGTGGCGTTAGCGTTGGTTCCGTCTGTGGCAATAGCAGCACGAGATTCGCCGTTGGTCAAGAAGCTGGGGACGTTGATGCCGCCAGACACATTGACTTTTGAAGAGGTAAACTCAGAGCGAGCTTCCTGGTTCATTTCTGCTTCGAGGCCAGTCAAGCGACCTTGTGCCGCTTCACGGATAGCCTTTCCGAAGTCGTAACGCTTTTGCAGCTTTTCAGCTACATCGCCCAGACCCTGGATGTAGGCCGGAGCGTTCTTTTCTTTGTTCTCCATGTTATTGGAATTGTTATTATTAGATCGAGCCTCCGGCTCAGGGTTTTCATCTAGAGCATAGGGATGCGGCAAGATGCTGGTGTCGACCAAAACGTCAACACGCTCTTCCTGCTCATCTTCTTTTTCCTCCTCCTCTTCGTCTTCTTCCTCCTCTTCCATCTTCTTCTCTTCTTCCTCCTCGTCCTCGTCCTTTACGCCATCGTAGTCGGAGTCGACACCGGGGCGGCGATCCTCCTCCTTTTCTTCAGTGCCTTCTTCCTCTTCATCCTCTTCCTTATCCATTGCCCGCTGTACGGGTTCGATAGCTTTCTGATCGCAACCGCAATCTTCTTCAGCGGCTGCCTCTACCTCCTCCTCTTCCATGCGAAGAACTTCTTCGTTGGCGAGTGCGAGTTCCATAGAGCGCAAGCCAACCTCGGTGGTTGGGTAGGCTCCCTGGGTTGTAGGTGAGACGTCGAACAGGAGATCGACTTCTTCGATGGTGCGAAGATTCAATCCGTCGTCGCGTCGTTCCCAGCTATCCTCTCTGACTGTGAAGCCAAAGCTGCTGGTTCCAACGTTACCCATACGGATGTTTTCTTCGAGATCTTTTGCGTAACTCTGATTGCCTAATTCGAAGCGGTACTTGAGACCGCGCTCGTCAACCTCGAGCTCCAAGCCGTGACCCACGCGGGCCAGGGGTTGGTTTACGTCGTGATTGAACAGAGCCACGGTATTGCTCATGTTCGCCCCGTCAAAGGCAGTGCGAGCAACGCGCTCTGCGAACTGCCCTCCGATCACAGTCTCGTCACCGAAGACGGCGGCATAGCCCTCAATCACTGTGGGCTTACCTTCCTCGGAACGAACCTCTAGGTCGGAATGGACGTAACGCTTTTCTACGTTGTTTGCCATGTCGGGTTATTTACTACTGAGCGGGTGACCTTTAGGAAACAAGTCCGTGTCGTGTTTACCGCTTCTGAATTTTTCATTTTTCAGGGCATAGAGATATGAGTTGACCCGAGCATACGCCCACTGCTCAGGTGACTTTACGTTTGGGCGAACGGAGCTTGGGTTCGTCTTGTACGCTCCCACTCCGCGTCGGAATACTGTGGACAGGGTGCGGAGGTTTGTTTTCTTTGTAGCGGATTCGACGTTCTCGTTGTGGTCGTCCACTTTCTTTTGCAAACCTTCCTTGACCGCGCCAGTGATTTCACTGCGGCCTTCTACCTTGTTAATGATTCCGCTACACCAACTGCGCATGCTGGTGCCGCCCCAGGCTGCGTACATGACGCTGCCACAAATTTCTTTTCCGTTCTCGTCGGTGAACTTCCCCTGGTTGTAAGTCTCTGCTCGAGAAAGGAAGGAGAACGTTCTTTTGATCGTAGACAGGCTAAGCTTTTCTCCAGACGAAATCTGATTTGCTCGCTCCCAACCAACGGCGGTCCCGCATTTGCTACCGTTTTTCTCACGGTGGCGCAAGGCGCGCCGAGCGGCT